TCTGAAATATCAGCTTTAACAATTTCATCAAATGTTTTGCCATTTCCGTAAAGAGTTTCTGAAATTTCTTTATTAAATTTTATTTCTTTCTCTGATATTGTTGCCATAGTTCCTCAACCCTCTTTCCAACTTTTTTAGCTACTTCTCTAGGCTCTGGATTATTCCTATATTCACTCCAAGCTTCGGCAATCATTTCAGCTTTGCTTTTTTGAGAATAACTTGAAAGTTTTTCTTTAAAACTATTTTCTTTTGTTAATTGTTTGTGTATTTTTTCTATCTCTTTGTCATTTTTTAAATCTAAAAATTTATCTAACTGATGTCCAAACTCGTGATCAAAAGTTCCCTTTACAGTATTAGTTCCTACTGGCTTCCATTTTTCATTAACTTGTTCTGTTTTATCCATTTTTACAAATTCATAATCTTGAAAATAATTTTTATTCATAGAAATCCCATTATGCTCAAATACAACTTTAAGTTCAGGATTATCTATTAGAATATCTTTTGATAATGAAAGAGAAACAGCCATTGTATTTTTTTTAGGCTTAATCAAGTCTAATATTTTATCAACATTCTCTTTAACAATAGATTCTAATAGTTTTTCTGAATACAATCCTTTGTATTTACTATTTATTTCTTCCTTAAAATAGTATGTTAATTCTCTCTTTATGCTTTGATTTCTACCTTGTATAGAACCAACAAATTTTAATTTGTCAGTAACTTCAGGGAATAATTGTTTCATTTCAAAAATTCCTTTATTCCATTCATTAGCACACTTTATATCAACACCTCTGTAATCAGCTTTAATCCCCAAAACATCTTCAGCATATTTATTAGCTTCTTTTATGTTTTTAGCTTCTACAAATTTCTCTTCTTTTTTAATTTTACCCTCTTTTTCTATATTTTGCAACACTTCTTTTTCTATTTTTTCAATACTTTTTACTTTTTCATTATAATTCTTTTTAAGTGTTTCTATATATTTATCAGTTCCAATATTGCCCGTAAAATCTCCTATGTCTTGACTAATATCCCCATCAGTAACAACTTCACTAGGATTTACTTCATCAGCTGTTAATGATACCGTATAGCATCTGCAATTAAAACCATTTGGCGGAAAATATTTTTCTGCTATAGCTGTTCCTATCTCAAATATTTTCCCATTTAATTCCTTTGTATGTTCCTGTTCTCTACCATCTAATGTTCCACAATATTGATAATATGGATAACGATCTTTATACTTATTCATTTTCATATATATTCCAGCATTATAGGCATGATTCATATTAGTTCGAAACACCGTTTTTAAATATCCTTCACTTAAAATCAATCCACTTTGAGATAGAATATTATCTACATCTTTTTTCCATTCTTTAAATGTTCCACCATTTTCAAGAGTATTTGACATTTGTTTGAAAATTTTTTCAGTAACATTTACATCCGTGACTTTTTTAATCCAAAAATTTTTTTGTCTTGCATGTTCTATTTCATTTTCAATATCATTATATAAAGAGGGATGTTTTTTCAGAAAAATATCAAGTGCAGTATTTCTTGTTATGATTTTTGCATCTGAAAACTCTGTAATTTCATTATCAATGATAACAGCATTATCAAAGCCTTGTATCAACGACATTAACATCATATCCTCTAAGCTATTATCATAGTTAAAACTCAAATTAAATAAATCTGATACATTATTTGCAATTACTATTTTTTCACGTATAGCTTTCAATATATTTTTGTGCCATTTTTTAAAGTTGTTATCAATAAATTTATCAAATTGTGCTTGTTTTTTTTCTATTAGTTCACGTTTTTTATTTATTCTATTGATATCTAGTTTTTTTTTAGATTTAGAAAATTCAAAATTGTTAGACTCCTTTTTTACTTCTACCAAATCATTTTCTTCAATGCCTAATATTTCTGCTATTTTTTCTTTTGTGAAAGCATAACCACTTTCTACGATTTTTACTATGTAATTTATTTTATCAGAAATATTTTTTGTTCTATTAGCTTCTAATTCAAGAGTTTCTTTTTCATCTAGTTCTTTTACAAATTTAAAATAAAAATTCCTTGAATCATAACCATAAAGTTCAGCATCTATTTCTATTAACTTTTGAAACCAGTCCCTAATTTTCTTTATTTTAGCATTTATTTTCAGTTCTTTCTGTTCATTATGTACTTCTCCTAAAGCTCTATTCCCACTATTTCCATCTACTCCTGTAACGAGAGTAGATCCTATTATGTATTTCTGTATAGCTTTTTCTTTTGCTTCCTGCAATTGCAAATAAATTTCTGGTTTTAAGTCATCTAATTTAATGAACTCAACAAAATTATTAAGCGGTTTTTCGCCAGAAGCAGGAACTGCAAGAACATCTTTTCCTTTTGCTGCTTTAAGTTGCTTTGCCTGTTCTTCTACACTATTATATCTTTTATCTTTTTCTTCCTTAGATGCTGTTTCTAGTGGCGGTTCATAAGCAAAAACAGTAATAATATCGCCATATTTTTCTATAATTGCATTTAACTTATTTTCTAAATTTTCTTTGGCCAGAAATGGTTTAACAAGAGGCTCCAGTTCACTTTCTCCCTGAACATTTTCAAGAGAGCCATTATTTATGCATATTAAAAACTTATTATTTTCATTTTCAATAATAATTTCAGTATCTCTTGTTTTTATTTTCCATCCTGCTTCCTTGTCATAACTGATATATTTGTTAGGTAAAAGCACCAAATCATTTATGGCCATATTATCAAAAGATATTTCAAAAATACTTTTTTTCTTAACCTCTGCTTTCAACATATCCTTTAAAATTCTAGACATATTCATGTTATTGAATCTTTTCTGTATTTCCAGTGCCTGTTCTTTATGTTCCAGTTCATCAGTTTCAATCATCCATTCGCGGGAAATGACAGATTCATTCATTAATTCTATCGCTGATTTAATATCCATGTCTTTTAACATCCGCTTTACTAAATCGTCTGTCAGTTCTCCTGAAACGGAAGAACTTCCTAAACTTATTATTTCTTTTACCAGCTTACTTGCTGCCGCTTTCATAAAATCCATTTTATACTCCTATAAATTTTTTCTCATAGCTAATAAACATTTTATTTAGTTCATTTACAACAATCCCGGCATAACTGCACACATCAACTGCATCATCATGTGCAGCATTTGGGAATTTTATCAGCTGTTCTTCTAAATCTAATAATTTAGGTAAATTCTGATAAAAATATACTTTCCCTGCTTCAAACATTACTGAAATAGCTAATGCTCTTGTTGTCTTGTCAACATCAGCTATTAATTCCTTTAATGCTATTCCTTCTCTTTCTGCCTGTTGCATTATCCCTATTCCGGACTGTTTAGTCTCTATGGCCTGAAATTTTAAAAATCCATCATATTTTAGTCTGTACTGTTTTATTGTTGTCCATTGATCTGGGACTTCTATCTTATCCAAAAATAAATCAATTAAGTACAAATTGTATTCCCTGTCACAAATCCATGTCGCTATTGCAGTTGAATCACTACTCTTTTTTACTGTCAGTGCAGTATCTATTGTCTGAAAAGCAAAACATTCTTTTGTATCTATTCTTTTTGTCCCTGTTTCTGTAGCTATTTCAATATATCTATTTTCTATTACTTTAAAGTACCTGAAATATTGTCTTTTAAAAAGACCACCATCTTCTGCCTGTGGCCGTTGTTGGTAAAGAGAAATAAACTCTCGCTCTCCTATAGCTTTCTTGATTGATTCCAATTCTTTCAGTGAATATCGCTCTGGCCATAATGCTTCTCCTGGTTCTCTTCCAAGAATATCATTCTCTTCAGATATGGCAGGTAAAACTATAGCTTCAAATAATTCTCCTGTTCCTGCTTGCATCTCTTTAATAATTCGGCCAACTAAATCATCATCATGCCATCTTGTCTGAATTATAATAATCCCACCGCCGGGAGCAAGTCTTGTACGGATTGTAGACTGATACCAGCTCCAAACTTTATCCCTTTGTATTTTAGAATTAGCATCTTCCCTATTTTTAAAAGGATCATCTATTATTGCAATATGTGCTCCTTTACCAGTTGCTGAACCGCCAACTCCTGTACTGACAACAGAACCCCTGTGCATATTTATTCCCCAGTTAGACCCTGCTGATTTATCCCTGTCAAGTTCATTATCAAATACTTTACTTCCATTCCTATTATGCTTCTTATATGTATCTCTTGCTATTTTCCCAAAATCACTAGCAAGGTCTGCATTATAAGCCGCTATAATTATTTCCCAGTCCGGATTATTTCCAACTACCCACGCTGGCATTTTTTTTGTTGTTGTTTCAGATTTAGAATGACGTGGAGGCATACAGATAAACATCCTAGGAGATTGTCCAGCTTCCACTTTATTGACAAACTCCTGAACTTTACTTGTAAGAAATTCTATATGTTTAGCCTTTTTATATCTGCCTTCGCCATCATAAATAAGGAAATCAAGCAGATTTCTTTTTGCTTTTTCTTTCTGTATTTTTCTTTTTAATATCTCATTTTTAAGATTATTCTTTATTTCCATCTTCCAGATCCTTTAACATTTTTTCAAGCTGCTCATCGGATAATTGTGAAAGATTAATATCTTCAGATACAGTTATCTTCTGTTCTACCTTTTTATTTTCTGTATATTCCTCAGGAGCTATGTTAGACATTAAATATTTTTGTGCACGAACATCAGGAAGTACTTCTTTTATTATTTTTGTATTTTTTATCTCTCCTGTTTTTTTCCCAATATTTCCAATAACTATATCTTCTGTTTTAGATTCTACGTATTTATATCCTGTCGCAGTCTTAAACATCGCCTCTTCTACTTGTCCTAATCTTCTTGCAGATCTAAGTGCTTTGTAAAAATGTATATTTTCCTGATAGTATTTATAAAATGTGGAAACAGATATTCCTAGTTTTTCTGCTATTTCCTGATTTGTATAAGTAGGTTTCCCGTCCTCATTTGTTCTTCTTGCGTACTCAAAGAGTTGCTCTAGCATTTCGCCTGTAAGTTTTGACCTGCTCCCATTCAAAGGTTCGTTCTTTTTTATTCCAGGTTTTAAGTCTAACGGAACATAAACAAACTCTGATAAATCATTCCAGTTCTTCCTATTAATATAGTTATTTAAATTCTGAGCAGATATTCCATATAATTTTGCTATCTGTCTTTTATTTATTTTTTTGTCGTCACCCCCAGCTTCATATAACTGAGTTTGATAATACTGTTTCAGTTTTGCCAGTTTCCATGCCTGCATTTTTTTCACCACCTTTATTACAAAAAAATAAGTCCTCTGAGCTATTTAAAATAACTCAAAGGACTCTTGGTCTCTATGATTAAATTATATCATAAATCAAAGATTTTTCAACTCTAATATATCCCTATGCTTGCATTTGCTTGTATGATACTGTTGTCAATATCACGATTAATATACTGTAGATATACTAAAGTATTCAGTAAGCTTTTATGTGCCAGGAACTTCTGAACTTTTACTATATCCACATTTTCACTTAATAAATGAATTGCTCTTGTATGTCTTAGTGTATGCGGAGTTACCCAATCATAATTCAATATACTGCTTCCATATTTTTTAAGCATAGTAAAAGCAGAATTTCTTTTGTACATTTTTTTTCCGGAAGAAGTAACTTTTACAAATAATTTATCTTTTTTTGTCAGCTTGTATTTATTAATATGTATCAAAATCATATTCATTAATTCTTTTGAAATGATGCACTCCCTTTTTGCTTCTTTTCTCTGTTTTGAATTAATCAATTTTACTTTATTGTAATTATAATCAATGTCCTTTATATCGAACTCTAAAGCTTCTGAGATTCTAGCCGCTGTTTCAAATAAAAATCTCACAAGCATCTTATGAAAGTCATCCTTTATTCCTTTTTCTAATTCTACATATTCCTGTATTCTTAGGTATTTAATGTTATTTTCAACATAATAATTTTTTTTATCAGATATTATTAAATCTGATTTTCCAAAATAATTTACCATAGCCAGATTATTCATTTTTATAACTCCTTTTATTAGATTGAACTTTTATATATAAATGTTCCAAATTAAACATTTTATATTGATAATATACCTCATTTTTTACAAAAAATCAATAGTTTTTGATAAAAAAAATGCACAAAATAATTATATAATGTTCAATTTTAAAATTTATCTCGGACACAAGGCTCAAAGCTAGTATTTACGGTAAAATGTAGTTAATCAAAACTCTGAAAGTATTGATTTTATTGACTTACAAGGGGTTAAAAATTAGAAAAAACGGCCATTTTTATATAAACTAGAATCTCGGAGTTTCTATTTCAAAGTTTATAAACTCGTTTATATTCTCGGAGTTATTTTTATCATTTTCGACTACACATCTCAATCTACTTCAAATCAAATTCTAGAAAATTAGTTTCAAAATAAGAATTTAAAGCAGATTGCACGAATAAATTTTAAATTTTTTCT